GAGCGTAACTTTGTTGGTATGGTTGCAGGTTTTGACACATACAAGTTTGATTATGCAAACCGTCTTACCGCTGCGGCTGGTGGTGGTAGCATTACTATCGACACCAATGGTGCAGGTACTCAAGCTAGTTTTGTGCCACAAGCTACATCGACTTCTGTCGGTGGTCAAATCAACGTTGATAACCGTTTCCAAACAGTTACCGTGTCTTCAACTGCAAGCGTTGCCGCAGGTGATGCTTTCACGATTGCTGAAGTGTACGCTGTTCATCACATCACCAAGCAAAGCACAGGTCAGCTTAAGACATTCCGTGTCGTATCAGTTGATTCAGGCACAACAATGACTATTACTCCACCTATCATCGGTGCACAAGGTACACCTACCGATGCTGAGTTGCAGTATAAGAACGTTGATGTTGCTATTGCCGCTGACGCTGCCGCAATCACTTTCTTGAACGTTAACGCTTCACAAGTTAACGTCTTCTGGCAACGTGATTCGCTTGAGATGTTACCTGGTCGCTACGCTGTACCCGCTGACGCTGGTGTTGCCGTTATGCGAGCAAGTACTGACCAAGGCATCGAGTTGGTTATGCAGAAGTTCTATGACATTGACAGCATGACCATCAAGTATCGTCTTGACACGCTGTTCGGTGTTGTGAACAAGAATCCTGAAATGTCAGGTATCTTGTTGTTTAACCAGTAAGCAAGGTTTGGGGGGGCGAATGCCTCCCCATTTACAGGATACTAAAATGCCATTGTCAAAAGGTTACTCTAGCAAGTCCATCGGTAAAAACATTAAGATGGAAGAGAAGTCAGGCAAGCCACGAAAGCAAGCAATTGCTATTGCGTTGAATGTTGCGAAAAAGGCGGCAGATAAAGCAGGCAAACCTAGTAAAGCACCTAAAAAGGCAAAGAAATGAAGACTGGATTATATGCAAACATCGCAGCCAAGAAAAAGCGCATTGAAGCAGGTTCGGGTGAGAAGATGCGTAAAGTAGGCGCAAAAGGTGCACCGACAGCTAAAGCGTTTAAGCAAGCAGCGAAGACAGCCAAGCCCATGAAGAAGGCAAAATAATGGACAAGAACATTCTTATGCCAAAGTACATGAAAGGCAAGAAGCCAGTCAAGAAGCGTAAACCATCTAAGCCTATTGACGGTATCAATCATCGTCTGCTTAGAGAGCAAGCATTGGCAAAAGATGTTGTCGCAGTAGAAGATAATTCAGCACCAACACGCACAGAGCTAGAGATAAAAGCGACTGAGCTAGGCATTAAGTTTGATGGTCGGACAACTGATAAACGGTTGCTAGACAAGATTGAGCATACATTAGGGGCTAATGATGTCGTGGACTAAAAGACAGTTCGTAGAAGCGGCTTTCGATGAGATTGGTTTAGCCTCTTATGTATTCGACTTAACACCTGAACAGCTACAGTCTGCTTTAAGACGCTTAGACACGCTCGTAGCGGCTTGGAATGCTCTAGGCATACGATTAGGTTACCCATTACCATCAAGCCCACAGGATAGCGATTTAGATGAGCAAACCAATGTTCCTGATTCATCTATCGAAGCAATATATACCAATCTAGCTGTAAAACTTGCACCAAGTTACGGTAAGCAAGTTATGATTGAGACTAAGATTACAGCGAAAGAGTCATACAATACATTACTGTCACTTGCGGCTATGCCTATGGAGCAACAGTTGCCCATGACGATGCCAGCGGGTGCGGGTAATAAACCGTGGCGTGATTACGACAACCCATTTTTAGCTAGACCTGTTGACCCATTGTTAGCGGGTCAAGATGGTCAAATAGAATTTAATTAAGGATTTAGATATGCCAACAATCAATCAACTTGCAGGTGTAAGCCAAGTGTCGGGTGGTGATTTACTGCCTATCTATGTGCCTAACAATGGTGATGCTCGTAAAATCTCGCTCACGCAATTGCTACAGTACTTTCAGCAGACATTTGCCGCACCAACCGTTGCCACTAGCGTTTATACGCCAGCTACAGGGTTTAACATAACCGTACCAACACCAACAAGTGAACAGCAATGGATGTTGTTACAACCTGCTAGTACATTAGCCACAGGCACGATTACCTTGCCGTTGAATACTAGCGTACCGTCTGGCACACAGATTTTAGTGACAAGCACACAGACAATTACAGCGCTCACAATTGGTTTGAATGGTTCAAGTGCCGCATCGGGCGCACCAACAACTCTATTAGCGGGTGGATTCTTTACACTACGATTCTACCAAGCTACAAACTCTTGGTATCGTGTCGGTTAATCAAAGGAAATAACATGGCTTTTAATACTTCACCATTCGCACCAGGCTACGGTCACGGTGCTGTTCTCACAGCTACGGCAACATCTGCTAACGCTGCGATTGACGCTGCATCACAGACACTATGCTTGACCAACTTAGGTTCAGCTGTTGTATATATCAAACTAAGCGAAGACTCTACCGATACAGCTAGTACGGCTGATTACCCAATCCCTGGTGGCGCACAAGTTAGCATCACTAAGAACCGTAACTACAATCGTATTGCTTATATCTCAGCCGATGGCACATCTTTGCACGTCTTGCCTGGTGAGGGCTTCTAATGTATCCATTAACCAGAATGCGGTGTCGGTGTAGGTTCTGGAACGTGAACGGTGGGCCTGTCTTGGGCGCATTGTTACTGCAAGACGGTTCATTCTTACTTTTAGAAGACGGCAGTTACATTTTGCTATAACAACTTAAAGGTATTTGGTATGGCAACGAAAGACCCAAGGCTTGCACGTGTGAAGGTTGAAGGCTATAACAAGCCTAAACGTACTCCCTCACATCCTACTAAATCTCATGTTGTGGTGGCTAAAGATGGCGATCAAATTAAGACCATTCGATTTGGTCAACAGGGTGTTAAAGGCTCACCAAAGACAGAGGGCGAATCAAGTAAGGACAAAGCTAGACGAGAATCATTCAAAGCTAGACATGCTAAAAATATATCCAAGGGTAAAATGAGCGCAGCGTACTGGGCCAATTCCGAAAAATGGTAGTCAAACGGTAACATAAATGCAGATTCCAATTCTTAGTGGCATTTTTACAGATAACACGCCAGAGTTGCGTACAAGTTACCCTGTCAACCTTGTGCCTGTTCCTAAAGAGTCGGGCATTAGCGCAGGGTTCTTGCGACCTGCTGACGGAATTGTAGCCAATGGCACAGGCCCTGGCATTGACCGTGGTGGCGTAGTATGGGATGGCATCTACTATCGAGTCATGGGCACTAAGCTAGTCTCAATTGATGAAGATGGTGTCGTTACCATACTCGGTGATGTTGGCGGTACAGAAGACAATCAAGTAACCTTTAATTACAGCTTTGACTTGCTTGGCATTGTGTCAGCACAAAAGCTATTCTATTGGAATCCAGTAGCTTCCACTCTAGTAGAAGTAACTGACCCTGACTTAGGCATTGTGCTCGACATGGTATGGGTAGATGGTTACTTTATGACTACAGACGGTGCAAACCTAGTGGTGACCGAGTTAAACGACCCAACACAAGTAAACCCATTAAAGTACGGTAGCTCTGAGGTTGACCCTGACCCTGTAGTCGCATTGATTAAGTTGCGTAATGAGGTCTATGCGCTTAACAGAAACACAATCGAAGTGTTTGATAACGTTGGTGGACAGTTCTTTCCATTTGTACGTATTGATGGCGCACAGATTCAAAAGGGTGTAGTCGGCACACATGCTTGCTGTGAGTTTGTAGCTAGTATTGCGTTTTTAGGTAGCGGTAGCAATGATGCACCTGCTATTTATATTGGTGCTAATGCTACTACGCAGAAATTAAGCACACAAGAGATTGATGAAGTCTTATTGCAGTTTACAGAAGAGCAATTGGCAACGGTTAAGCTAGAAGCACGTAACGATAAAAGCCATCAATACTTATATGTACATTTGCCCGATAGAACGCTTGTCTATGACTACGCTTCATCTCAAGTATTAGGCTCACAAGTATGGTTCACATTGACATCAAGCCTCTCTGGGTTCTCCAAATACCGTGCTAAGAACTTTGTATGGGCTTATGGCAAGTGGCTTGTAGGTGACACGCAATCATCAAGCATTGGCTATCTCGTACAAGATACTGGTCACAATTGGGGTCAGCAAGTACGGTGGGAATTCGGCACGATGATTGTGTATAACGAAGGCAAGGGTGCAATCTTTAACCGTTTAGAATTAGTAGCATTGACGGGTAGCGTTGCCGTAGGAACTAACCCTATGATCAATACTAGCTACTCGGTTGATGGTAAGAATTGGAGTCAAAACCGTAGCATTACGGTTGGCACAATTGGCAACACACAAAAGCGTTTAGCTTGGTTTCAACAAGGTCACATGAGAAATTGGCGCATACAGCGATTCCGTGGCGATAGCGATGCACATGTATCCTTTATAAGACTAGAGGCTCAAATCGAGCCATTGGCTTACTAATGGCTACTAATCTTAATCTTACCCGTGATCAGCTTGCGACCTTTCTGTCCGATCACGAACAAATCAAACAGTTTGAAAAGTTGTTTGCTGTTGTTGACCAAGTTGCACCTAGTAGCGACACCCCTGGCATTGAGATACTTGCAGGTAATGCAGATGCCAATACTAATGACGCACTAGCGCAAATCATCACATTAGCTAAAGATTCAGCTATCAATAGTGGTAACGCAGACCAAAAGGCTGTTCAGGCATTAGATTCATTAGAGCGTATAGCCAAAGCATTAGAACTTTTATCCTCTAATATTCAACTTTTACCATCTGCTCCAACTATTGAAAACAACAATTCAATCAAGACTGATTACATTGATTACAACATTACCGCACCATTCTCTGACCAAATATCAAGACTCGGATGGAATAGTGTAGACGAAACGCTAAACCTTGGCATGGCTTATGGTGTGACGCAACAAATCGGTCAGGAAACATACGCAAGGGTAGAGAACAATACAGGTGTCACGATACCTAATGGTACGGTTGTTGGCTTTTCAGGTGTAGGCGCAGGTGGTACGTTACGAGTAGCCCCGTATTTAGCAGATGGTTCTCAGTCTAGCCTTTATATTCTTGGCGTAATGACTCATGATTTACCCGACTCACAAGATAGAGGGTATTGCACGGTTTGGGGTTCAGTTAGAACATTAGATACTAGTGCCTTTAGTGTGGGCGATATTCTTTATGCCTCACCTACCGTTACAGGTGGTTTGACAAACGTAAAGCCGACTGCTCCCAATAATGTGGTTGTGGTAGCGGCTTGCTTAATATCTGACCCGACTGATGGCGTGATATTTGTTAGACCAACCATTAGCCAAATGCAATATTACGGAGTATTTGCCAAGACTGTTGACACGACTCCAGCTGTAATAGATACAGCGTATCCAATAACATTTGACACAACACGCATCAGCAATGGCGTGGTCATTGGTGGAACAACATCACAGTTAATAGTTCCTGAATCGGGTCTCTATCAGTTTGTTGCCACGTTACAATTCATAAGTAATTCAGCGGTAGACAAAAACATTTGGGTTTGGTTTAGAAAGAACGGTGTTGACATTGCGAATTCTGCACGGTTGATAACCGTATCTATCAATGGCGCATACACTCCAATCAGCATAAACGAAGCTATATCATTAAATGCACTAGATTACGTAGAGTTGGTTTATGCTTCAAACAATGTCAATGTCAGAATTGATGCAGTCCCAGCCACAGCCTTTGCACCTAGCGCACCAGCGGTGGTGATAGAAGTAAACCAAATTCAATTATAGGAGTTACAAATGTCAGTCACAGCAAAACCCCTGATACCGTCTAAAGAGATGGAAGCTGCTCAGACCACGCAATACACAGCGGTCAACTGCACCACGATTGTAGACAAGTTTACCGCTACCAATACAAGTGCATCAAACGCTGTAATTAGCGTTAACCTAGTCAGCTCTGGTGGCACAGCGGGTGCGTCTAACTTAATCGTTGATGCTCGAGCTATTGCTCCTAATGAAACATACACATTCCCCGAGATAGTTGGGCAAGTATTAGCACCTAGTGGGTTTATATCTACTACGGGCACAGCAACAGCTTTGACCATTCGCTCTTCAGGGCGTGAGATTACTTAAAGGATTAGCATGAAAGATTTTATGATTATGCCTAAAGGGTTTATCGGTCTACCGATGGAAGAAGAGTTCATCACTACAGCTGAAAACCGTAAGAATACGCAGATGGTGATTGAGGAATGGAAGCTCGGGCCTGAAGTCCCATCAAATGAGCCTACTGCTAACAAAGTCTATTGGGTAAGTCTTGGCGAAGCTATGCAGGTAGATGAGAAAGAGGCTAGGCGTAGACGTTGCTCAAACTGTGAGTATTACGACAACAGCACGATGACTCAAGCCAAGATGGAAAAGATACCACGTAACGATTGGGATACAAATGCAGGGTTTCGTGGGTACTGTAATAAGTTTGATTTTATCTGCCACGATTTACGCTCATGCCAAGCGTGGGAAGAGCGAGAGTGTGAAATAGATTGACAGAGTGGTGAGTTGCGATAAAATAGGGTGTCTGAGGTTATCGAGCCGCCAGCAGCTCACAATTCCCAATTATGGAGATGTGATGCCTAGCGTTTGTGTAACAGAATATATATCAGACGAGCAATTGCTCGAGGTATATGCTGACCCTTATATTAATAAGATAGGTCACGATCACAGACGAGCTACGCCTATTATCAATCCGCAAGTTACATACTTGTCTGCATGGATAGATAACAAGTTTGCGGGCGCATTTATGGCGATTCAATTTTCTACGTTGGAATTAGAGCTTCACTCATTGCTTAAAAAGTCATCATTACCTTACTCTCGTGAACTAGGTTGCAAGTTTTTAGAGTGGGCATTTAGCCACGAGTCTATTCAACGGGTTACGGCATACATTATTGCGGGTCTTGAGACGGCTAAGAACTATTGTTTAAAACTTGGGTTTAAAAATGAAGGTTGTCGCAAAGATGCTTGTATGCAAGGTGGTATCTTGAAAGACGTATATATTCTAGGAATGACTAGAAAGGACTGGGTACTACTATGAGTTTCGTAACAGACACTATTCAAAATGTTGTAGGTAGCATCACGGGAACTAAGCAAGCGGCAAGCGCAGCGCAAAACGCAGCGGCTACGCAAGCACAAGCATCTCAAGCAGGTATAGACGAACAAAGGCGTCAGTTTGATGCGATGGTTGCGTTGATGTCACCTTACGTTGAGGCTGGCACAGCTGCGTTGCCTGGCATTCAACCCTATATGCAAGCAGGTGAAACGGCACTAGGACAGCAATCAGCATTGCTTGGACTATCAGGCCCAGAAGCCCAAGCCCAAGCTATACAAGGTATTGAATCAGGCTCAGAGTTTCAAGCACTAGCTCGGCAAGGTGAAGAGGCAATGTTGCAAAACGCATCTGCTACAGGCGGCTTGCGTGGTGGCAATGTACAGGCGGCATTAGCACAATTTAGACCTGAGTTATTGCAATCGTTAATCAATCAACAATATAGTAGACTCGGTGGACTATCTGACGTTGGCGCAGCGACTACGCAAAATCTTATTCGTACAGGTCAAGCATCTGCGGCAGGAACAGGTGCGGCAGGTTTAGAATCAGCCTCATCTATTGCGGGTTTGTTAGGACAACAAGGCGCAGCTATTTCTGGCGGTCAAGTCGCAGCTGGTCAACAAGCAGGAGCAAACTTTGGTGCTCTTTCTGGTGGCTTAGGTCAGTTTATTGGCGTTGGCGGTATACCTAAGATCAAAACTGCATTCGGGTTTTAAGGAAACATAAAAATGGTCGCACCAATTAACTACATGGGCGTATATGGTCAGCAGTCTGCCAGTCCATTTGCTGAAGGTTTGCAAGCAGGAGCATTAGCAAGACAAGCAATAGATGCCGCAATTGCCGAGCGTGATGCAATCGAATTAAGAAAGCAATATTCAACAGATTTACAAAATGCTTTGCAAAACCCAACAGCTAAAGGGTTTGCGGAATTGACTTTAAAGTATCCTCAACAGCGTGAAGCGTTTAAGCAATCATGGGAAACGTTGAGCAAAGACCAACAAAACAATGAGTTTTTGATTGGGTCACAAGCCTTTAACGCACTTGGCTCGGGTAATGTTGATGTTGCTAAAGATTTAATCAACAAGCAAATCATAGCCGCTGAGAACTCAGGACAGCCAACAGATAAATATAAAGCAATGCTAACCACGTTAGACGCTGACCCTAAAATTGTACAAAGTCAGCTTGGTTTAATTTTATCTAATGTTGACCCTGAAAAATGGGGTGACATAGCTAAGGAAAGTCGTGAGTCTACGCAATTTCCTGTTCTACAAGCAAAAGAGCGCATTGAGTTATCTAAAGCCACTTCTGAGGCTGAAACGGCAGCCATTAAAGCTAGGTATGCTGACCGTTTAGCACAGGCTCAATTAAAGAAGGCAGAGCGTGAGGTTCAAGACCAAATAAAAGGTTCAGACTCAGTTCAATCAAGCGCAATTAAACCAGACGGTACTACTGTTATTGTTACTAAATCGGGTCAAACACGAGTAATTGGTGCTGACGGTGTTGAGTTAGTTGGTCAGGAGCGAGTTGATGCTGTGCGTGATGCTGAAAAGTTTGGCGCAGATATACAAGCTCTTAGATCAGGTTCTCGCAAGGCTGGTGAAATAGGTCAGGCTGAAGCTCAGAAAGCATTTACAAGCGTTGGTAAGATTCGTCAAAATATCTCAAATCTTGACGCAGCAATTGCCGCACTTGATGCGGGAGCAAACTCTGGTGTCATTGCAAGCAAGTTTCCAAACTGGAAGGCATCAACAATTGAACTGCAAAACATTCAACGTCAATTAGGTTTAGACGTTATTGGCTCTGTCACGTTTGGTGCTTTGTCTGAAGGCGAACTGTCACTTGCTTTAGAAACAGCGTTGCCAATCAATATGCAAGAAAAAGACTTAAAGAATTGGCTTACCAACAAGAAAGATGCACAACTTAAATTATCCAATTACCTTTCAGATCAAGCGAGATTCTTATCCGTGCCAGGCAGGACTATTGGCGATTGGCTAGAAAGGTCAGATCAAACTGGAGGTGCAGGTACGCCACCAAAAACTAACTCGACAAATACTGTAACGGTGCAAGGCAAAACATATACAAGACCACCAAAATATACAGACATACAATGGAACGCTTATAAAAAAGCTATGGGGGTTCAATGAGTCCTGAAGAATGGTTAGCATCGCAACAAACAGGTGAAGCCACTCCAGTCGTGCAAGTCGGGGAAGTGACTGCTGTACCTACTCAGGAGATTGTTGCTCCTGTACAACCTATGTCACCCGAAGAATGGCTTGCATCGCAAACTCCTGAATTAGGTTTTTTTGAAGGTATTGGCGAGCAAATTACAGGCACTCAACGTGCTACACCAACCACGGAAACATTGCCTGACTGGGCTTCAATGCCTGAGTTAAATACTCTGAGCGTAGAAAGTTTCATGTCTGGGTTAGGCACAGTTTTAAGTAACCCTGAAGAGACGGTTCAAGTTATTAAGTCTAACTTTCCTGAAGTGCAAGTGTCTCAAGATGAGAAAGGTAATTATGTACTGCAATCATCTATTGATGGTCAACAATACGTTATCAAGCCTGGCTTCCAACTAAGTGATATTCCAAGAGCTGTGGCTGGTATGGCTGCGTTTACCCCTGCGGGTCGTGCTGTAACAATACCAGGCGCAATAGGTGCAGGTGCAGGTACTCAGGCTTTAATAGAAGGAACGCAAACATTAGTTGGTGGCGAGTTCTCACCTATGGAAGTAGCCACAGCGGGTGCAATGGGTGGCGCTGTACCTTTAGCATCTCGTGCATTACAAGCGGCTCAACCTGCGGCTCAACGTATGGTGCAACGTTTTACGGGTGCAACACCAGAAGCTCCACCAGTCGCACCGATAACACAGCCTATTCAACCTGTTCAACCTACTCAACCAATTCCTACAGCTCCAATTGCTACAGCCCCAACAATTCCAGTTGAAGATGTTAATAGACAGATTGGTGATTTAGTAAAACGAGCATCAGGTAAAGGTCTAGGCGCATCAACCGCACGTAATGAATTAGCAGACTTAGCGCAGATTAACCTTGACGCTCGAGACGCTGCTCAACGACTTAAGATTGAGCTACCTGCTGACGTGTTTAGTGACAATCCACAGATAAGAGCCGCAGCGGGTTTAACTCGTTCAAGAGCAGGTGGTGAAGCAGAAGCCGCATGGCGCAATACCGTTAGCCAAGCAGTAGACCAAGCCGATAACGTTATTAAGCAATTTGATACCGTTTTTATAGAGGGTACGGTAGCACCTGCTGTCGTGTCTGAAAGAATCAAAGACTCATTAGTCAAGACTCGTCTAGCCTTAAATGCAGAAGCTAAAGGTCTTTATGAAGATGTTAATAATGCAATATCCAAAACCTTTAAAGTTAATTTAAAGAACTTGCAATTGACATTAAATGAGATTCGCAAAGAGGTTGGCGAAGCAGGTATGTCTAGTGCTGAACGCTCATTGCTGAAAATGTTAGCAGATGGTGACGTCACTTACGGTAGATTATTGCGTGAAAAAACGCTTATCGGTAAAGCCCTAAACAAGATGGAGTCACCATATGGAAGTATGGCAGAGGCAGATTTAAAGCGTCTGTATGCCGCATTATCTGAAGACCAACTTGCTAACGTTGAAAAGTTAGGCGGTGAAGAGTTACGCAAGAAGCTACGCTCTGCCAACTTAATCTATGCAAAAGAACGTGCATTAGGCAAGCGTATTGTTAGTGCCTTTGGTAATGACGTAGAAGGCAGTATTGCTAACAAGATGAGAACTGCTATCAATAGCGCATCTAAGGGTGATTCAGCCGAGTTTACAAGACTGCTTAAAATCGTTCCTGAGGACTTGAAAAAGGAAACCATTGCTACGGCATTAGCTTCAGTTACTAGGTCATCTAGGGGTGCTGAGAAGGGCGCATTCGGCTTCTCTGAGTTTGCATCTATCTATCCTAAGATACGAGCCAATCCAACTGTATACAAGGCTATTGTTGAATCGCTAGGTAAAGACTCAGCAGATGTCTTGCGTGACTTGTACGAGATTTCCAAGCGCATTACAGACGCTCGTGCCAATGTCTTGATGACAGGTAAAGCGAATCAAGCGTTATTGGAAGGCTTAGAGGCGGAGAGTTTAATCGGCAAGGTTATGGAAAGCACACTAGGTAAGGGTGCTGTAACGGGTGCGGCTGCGATTGGTGGGCCAATCATGGCGGGTGGTGCATCGGTTATCTTAAACGCTATGACACAAGGCAATAAAGATGCCGTCAAAGCGGCTGGTGCGCTGTTTGCAGATGAGGCTTTCCAAAAACTAGCGATTGAAGCCGCAGAGAAAGGTACACTAGCAGCATCTAGCGCAAAACGAGTATCTATGTCACAATCATTCAAGAAATATGCAGACGCTATTATGCTACCTAAATCATTAGACTTCAGGCTAAAATGGCTTCAAAGCGCATTGCAAACTGAACGACAATTACAGTCGGAGACCGAATAATGTCAGCATTATCTATCACGCCACCATTCCCAACCTTTGCAGGTAAAGATGGGTTGCCACTTGAAGACGGTTACATTTGGCTTGGGGCGGCTAACTTAAACCCACAAACAAACCCTCTAGTCGCTTATTGGGATGAAACCCTTACACAGATAGCGCAACAGCCGATTAGAACGCTTGGTGGCTATCCTGCTTACTCTGGCACACCTGCTCGTTTGTTTATCAGCGCAGCGGTGTACAGCATACTCGTGCAAGACAAGAATGGTAATACGGTATATACATCTCCTAGCAATACTGGGCCATCAACGTTTGTGAACTTTTCCGTAAACGAGGAAGTGCAAGTTGCGACAGCGGGTCAAACGGTATTTACTTTAGCTAATACTTATTCGCCTGGCACGAACAGCCTAACCGTCTACGTTGATGGTGTTAATCAATACGATGGCGCACAGTATTCATTCGTTGAGACTAGTGGCGATACAGTTACGTTTACAAGTGGCTTGCACGTTGGCGCATTAGTCAAGTTTTCAACTGCTATACAGTTATCGGGTGGTGTGGCAGACTCGTCACAGATTACATACGTGCCAGCAGGTGCAGGTGCAGTCCCAACAAACGTGCAAGACAAATTGCGTGAAACAGTATCGGTCAAAGACTTTGGTGCTGT